GTGTGATTGTTTATTTCCAGCGACCGTATGCAATAACATCCACACCTACCGCCCCGGTGGATTGGGGTATTAAGCCTCGAATCCTGCCCGTATTTGTGCTGGTAGTTGGTGCGAGTCCGTTGTCTGAAGTAACAATAGCGTATGTTAAATCTGTAAGGTTACTAGCGACAGAAGTTGAAATCTTTGGTGTGCTAAGAAAAGACACTGGAAAATTCTCACTGTTTTGGTCTACTGCATAAAAACCGTTCACGGTAGCTCCAGTAGTTCCACCCAGTAAAAATTGCTGGGATGTTATCTGAGTACCATCAGCCCACTTCGTAAACTCCCCATCCGCATTACTCCCACTCTCAACAATAGGATCGCCGCCGACTTGTGGCATGGCTGTGAAGTTGGCGTCAGCGCCACCCGCTATCTCTGCGTACCTTGTATCAGCTTCTGCTTTACTCCACGTATCCGCTACTAAGAACTGCCGCGCTTCAATCACCACATAATCTGTACCAGCGGTTAACGTAATACCAAACACAACATTAAGTCCATCTGACTCATCATAGTCTGTAGGTAGAACGTAGTCACCGTTAATATATACTTCAATGTTGCCGGGACTGAATCCACCAGCAACGGGAATAGTTGTACTTGCTTCAACCAGTGTACCAAAGGTTCTTACTTTAGTAGCTTGTGTAACTGGCTCGACTCCGATGTATCCTGACATAATGTTATCCTTTTATTTCCAGCGGCCAATGGCGGTGTAACCAAGCACTATTGCTGCGCTAGCAACCGTACCGATTGCTTCGTAGCCAAAGGTAGTACTAGAGGGTGAATAGTAAGTTGCCCAGTACAAACCCTGACCTATATCTTCTCCTGTAGGAGAGACTGAGGGCGTTCCGGTAAACGCAGCGGGAAAAGTTTTAGATGTTTGTAGAAAATATAGTCCGTCCCTCGTGCCTGTTAGCGTTCGTACGGACCCCTCGTACTGATAACAAGTCTGTGTACCATCAGCCCACCTCGTCCACTCACCATCCGCATTACTACCAGACTCCACAACAGGGTCACCACCAACACTTGGCATAGCTGCAAAGTCTTGCGGAGTCGCACTTGTCTTATCAGGGAACAAACCGTCTGCTTGACCTTTGGTGTAAGCATCAAACAACGCGATAGGCTTCTGGCCTGCGCCTACGTAGCCGCCCATTTTATGTTTGCTCCAAGTAAGAGATATACGCATCAATGTCTGAATCAGTATCAGAAAAAGCTGTGACAACATCCCCTGCAATTGCAACGATCTTGCTTCCACTCATAATGTCCAGTGCTGAACCAGTGGGTAGCGGTGTTTCTGCACCACTGATCAATGCACCGTTAATTGCAAAGGTAATCCAGTGATGAGCCAATGGATCAGCGTTAGCAGCCCTGCAACCAACAATCGTTACAATCGCACCTGCGGGAACGGTATAGATTGCAGCGCCTGCAATAGTGGCTTGCCCTGTAGCTCTTTTAAGTGTATTCGCCATGATGTTATTCCTATTTAATCTTTATTGTTTCCAGAAGAATTTTTCATTTTACATTTGTCACCATGATATTGTTTAAAATTTCCCGGATCAATTCTCCTTTTACAATGCTCACAATAGTTCTTAGATTTTTCTCTTACTTCTGGATTTGCTAATGAACAAGAATACCCAGTTTTATTTATATTCGTTTTTAAAATCATCTCTTTAATTTCTTCATTTTTTTGCTGGATTATCAACCCCATATTTTTTCATACGGGTATCTTTTATTTTATTCTTTACTTTTTTTATCTGTAACTGGTGTGTAACTCCATATCTTTCAAACAACGTATCTTTTTGCTTTTGTTTGTCGAAGTAGTAAGGATCACCATATTTTTCTAATTTTGTGTTTGCTCTTTTTTATTAACTTCCAAATATCCACCATTTTCTTCTGAATATTTAATAAGTCTAGTTTCAATTGCTTTTTCAATATTTCTATATTCTTCATCACCATACCGATCCAACAAAGTCTTCTTTTTCTTTTTTACAATTTCTGGTGATCTACTAACATGATCACATCCATATTTATCAAATATAATCTCATTGAATTCATCTGATCCAAATGGAGGTGGCATTCTTGTGTTGTTGTGATAATTTAACCATTCTTTAGAACTTTGACAATCATTCGTTTCTAAAAATAAAGTTTCATAATCATAAGACGATAACCCATCACAATTTGAATCAGTCCTTAGAACTTCAAAGGAGTCTATTCCATCAACATCAATCATCTTTTTTATTTTGTTTATATAACCATCTTCTTTTAAAAGTTCATCTGGATAACAACCTAACCCCCATCTAGAACCAGCATACATAACCTTAGAAGGTTTGTGTCTAATTATATAGAAGTAAGGAATCCTATCCATTAATCAGCCTAAAGAAATTGCGAACGTAATCGCATTATCCACTGCAATTGATATTGTTTCTGTTTCATCTGTGAATAATGCTTCATTTTGTGTGTTCGTTCTGATCTGTGAACCTGATACACCCATATCAGAAAGTGCAGCCGTTCCCATTTCATCTAGTGTAAGTGATGACTTAACCCACACAGCAGCACCATTGGTTGCATCAAGACATAAAAAGTATTCGTTGTTTGATGTATTTACCCAACGAGAAAATGCTGCATACCCTTCTGAGGTATCGTTATTAACCGTTGGATCAGATGTAGCCGTTGTATTATTCTTAACACCCAAAGCATTAAGAGCTTCTTCAACATTGCTTGCACTCAAATTAGCATTGGAATAAACAATATCCGAAGCGTCATGCGCTGTAGTTGATGCAATATGCTCATTAGACTCAACAATAACATATTTCAGTTCTTGAAAATTGGTATCAACTTCTTCATAGAAAAGAGGTCGCCCAATATCAGTTCTTAGTGTTACGTTTGATGCTGTTGACATATCTATTCTCTATCCTTTATGTTCATACACTTATTTATAACGAATTAACTAATCTCTTTCGGATGTATAGCCAGTTTCAAAATATTGTATACCGCTTTCTGTTTCTTCTGTGTATTCTTGAGGCACGTAAAGAAAGTAATCAGCTAAATTTGATTTACTCATCCAACCTTTCTTGTTAGGGTATTCGTAACCAGCAATACGGTCTGCTAAAAATTTTGATTCAAGATCATAACCAGCTTCACCGTTCAAATATTCCTGATCAAGTGAGTCAAAGAAAGATTGTCGATACAATCTAATAGAAGCTTTGTCCTTAAACCTATTTATAAAGTTATAATTGCCACCCAAACCATATTTAGGTAAAAGTGTTTGAACTGTGTTAGGAATTTCAATGTCATCTTGATATTGTAAAATCAATTCAATAACACTGAGATAGCTCAACTGACCAAACAACAAGAAACCCGCTGGATGCAAGACTTGTTTTACGATGTCTGCATATGCCAAGAAATCTTGTTGTGTTCTAATGGCGTAAGAATAGTTCTGGTAAAAGAAGCTATCTTGAAGATGCATGTTAGAGGATAACTGACCTTTGGTTCCGCTGTAATATCCTTTAACAGACTTGACAAGACCAAAGTGTGGTGTCCCTGAAAAAGAACTACTTGACACATCAGTAGAAAGAGTGTACGTGTCATTTTTTCCAATCGGTAAATCTAGAATGTCAACTGTTTTTACACCCTGTGATTCATCTATGCTGTCAATAACGATATACCCCTGATAAGCAGGTATAACCAGTTTTATTTCATCCGATTGACTAATATCATCACTGACAATGAATCGACCATCGTAAAGATAGTTGGTTGTGGCCACATCGTTAATGTAAACAGTCGCATCGTTTTTGTTAAAGAATGAAGTTATTCTTGTGTCAAAAGAACCATCTACGTTAGCCAATCTAACAACTTCGTTGGTGGTCATTCCATCAATAAGGATTCTTTGGCCGATTTGGTGGCCACTTCCTGAATCTGTGATGTCAACATTGTTGACAACAGGGATAAGCCATTCACTAGCACCAAGTTCTGTCTCAATTGGGAACCCCTCTTTAAACTCTCCACTGATCCCTGAGAGCGTCAGTTCAGTTACCACGTATCGACCTACATATCTTGTCTTAACACCCTGCACAGAAGCTGTGGCAACCTCTACGATACCTTGATAGATAGGGCGTGTCTGGCTTATCAACTGAAACTGAAATTGTTCAAAATTATTGGCATTGAACGTGACGTAAATCAAAGATTCGCCAGAATTCCACTCACCGTCACTGGTTTTCAGAATGTTGTCTTTTGGAACGTAGATTTCTGTAGTTTGTTCGTTAAACAAAGTCTTGAACAAAAACTTATAAGACTCATGGGAACCACGAGCCAAGTTAAAATCTTTTGACCACTTGATGAACAATTCTTTATCCAACAACACACTATCAGGAATATCAGTAAGATATTCGTTTTTCATGTGTTCTACATAAGAATCCAGCGTCTTTTCAAAATCCATGTAATCAAGGTGATCCCTAATATTTGCATAGGGATTTTCATCTTGTGACAACCACTCATAATACGCGGCGATAAAGTCTAAGAACCTTGGATAGCTCTCAACAATATGACTGGGTATTTGTGATAAAATGTTATCTTTTATACTAGGCATGTATTAAGTGCCTCTTGTAGTGATTTGGATTAGCTCAATATCTGTTTGATCAATACTAATAATCTGACTCTGATTGACGTAAAAATTATCTTGTAATGGCCGAACAAAAACTCGTAGACTTTCTGTTCCATCAATTATGTTCAGAGCAAATTCAACTTCACCCGTTTTGTAATCAATTGTACCTATGTTAGAAACTCTGGTTATTGATGAGCTATCTACATAAGACAAAAATACATTACCCAACTTGTCATCATATACTTTTGTTTCTGTTGAATTGTTAGCTACAGAAAATCCATCAATAGCCAATGATCCAACATGGATTTCATTTTTAAAATTTACTGAGTACAAAGGATTTTCAAAGTTTAAAACATTCACATCTTTGTAAACAATTTTATTAATGTCTACGCTGGTAATACCAGAAATCATCTTGATTCTTGAAATCAATTCCGATGGGTTTAGAAACAAACCAAAATCGGATATTTCTTCATTGTATTCTGTGACCACATTTTTAATAGCAGCCACAAGGCTTGAAAAGCTCAAGTTAGTGCGTCTGTTGTCATAAGAAAAAATTATGTTTAGATTGGCATGGAATATATCAGGGTCAACAATAATGGGTGTTACAGAACCAACATTCTTTGTTGAAAGAAAAGAAACCATCTGTTGCTTAACGGATGTTGTGATTTGACCACTATCACTCAAGATAGAAATAAATACCGTTCCATAAGCTGGTGGAATATTTGTTTCTCCACCCCACGCAATAGCAGACTTAATAAAAGAAAATCTTGTTTTTAAGATAGGAATATAATCAGTATCTGTTAAAGCCCTGTCTTGTGCTTGATATATTTTTGGCGCTTGAAAACGGATGCTATCAATATCTTCTCTTTCTGACCCACCATATGCTGCCGTTGTCACTGTGGTTACGATGTTGCTGTATCCAGATATCGTTGATGCTGGAACCAAGTTAGTCAGTCCATTTGCATTGTCTTGTTCGGTTGCAATATAGGTGATGGTAACGATATCGCCATCACTAGGCTCAAGACCTAGAATATTTTTACCAAACTCAATAACAGGCTGTGTATACTGGTTTTCTCCTAAAAAGTAAACCAATGCTGTATTACTAAACTCATCAATGCTTGTAGCCTTTGTGTAAGGCGTAGAGTTAACATTGATCAACATTGTTGCTGTGTCAGCATTTGTATTAGAAAGATTAATAGACTCACTAGCATATGTGTATCGTTCTGTGATACGTTGTCCCTGATATAAGTCTACATTGAATGCTTTGTAAGACTGAGAAACGTTTGAATATGAAAGAACATAAGCTGCATTGTTAATGAATGTGAATGAAACGTTGTCGCTTGATGCAATAAATTGTGTGCCAGCATCCATGACAATAGAGGTAGGGATGTTGGTTTTTTGTACAGGAATAACTTCAATATCACAAATGAGTCGTGAAGCTGTGGTTGATTTTGGAACATAGGACAATTTTTGTGCGTGTGATACCACGTTTCTTCGAATTTGTGCCGTATCTAGAAAAGACTCGTTGGCAACCATATTCGCTTGATACGAAGTAAAGCTTGTGTTATAAACCAAAAGATCAACAATGGTGTTGATAGCTGAACCTTCATAATCAATGTCTGAGAACTCAGGTTTTTCTTGAACAAAACTAATAAGACTTTGTTTTAAGTCTTCGGTGTCCAAAGATGTGACATTAAGTTGGTTAGCCATGATATACCTTTTTTAAAAATTAATGCTTAATTGTTGTTCTTCTAATGTATTTATAACAGAATAATAAATGTTTATGGTGATTGCGTTAGGGTCATCAGGAGTGAAAACTTCAACCTCAATAATTTCTACTTGCGGTTCAAAGTTTTCAATAGCACGAATAACGTTTTGTCGAATACCCTGAAAAAATACATCACCTACATTATTTTCAAACAAAGAAGATTTTACGTTCGTTCCATACTCTACAAAATACCCACGTTCGTAAAAATTAGTGAGTACGATGTTTCGAAGCGACTGATTGATTGCAGCCACACCAGACTTGGTAGCCAGATCGCCTGTTAGTGGATGAACAGTAAACGAGAGATCAATATCTTTTCGTGAGCTTTTAAAAATCATTATTATTATCCTGCAAAAACATTTTGTGAGCCTTCTGCCACCACTGAACCACATCCGATTGAATCACCAATTCTGCCCATGGGTTTTCCGTTAACAAAAACAGACGAAGAACCACTTGACAATGATGAAACATGACAGTTCCCTTTTGGCGAACAATGTCCACTATAAGCATCACCAAACCGCTGAATACCAATACCATTTGCAAACACATCAGAACTGGC